TACGGCGGCACCCAGGCGCAGCCAGCACAGCAACGCAAAACCATTGGCGTGCCCGACGTGGCCGTAGCCACCGTGTTCCAGCTTATCGCCACAGCCAAGACCACCGACGCCTCGGAGCCAATCACTGCGACCAACCCAACCGGCGCAGGTCAATGGTCGGCGCCATCGGTAATCGCCGAGGTCACGATGCCGCCCGTACTGCCGCCGACGAAAGCCAAGCCCAAGCCGCCGACGATACTGAACGCCACGGCTACGCCGTAGCTTTACAGATAACTTTACACTCAGAAGGGGTGCAATTATGTTCGGTTTGTTCAAAAAAGATGATGAAGGCAACGCCGTTGAGATAGAACTGGTGCGCAGCGATATCGCAGAGGTTGCGGTTGCAAAAATGTGCCATGAGGTCAACCGCCTATATTGCCAGAGCCTCGGCGATAACTCGCAAAAGTCGTGGGAAAGTTCACCCGCGTGGCTGCAGAGATCAGCCCTGAATGGCGTCGAGCACCAGATCAAAAACCCACACTCGCCCCCCAGTGCGAGCCACGAAAACTGGTTGGCCGATAAAGAAGCCGCTGGCTGGAAATATGGCCCGGTTAAGGACGTGCCTAACAAGCTCCACCCGTGCTGTGTGCCATTCGACGAACTGCCGATTGATCAGCAGATGAAGGACCGGTTGTTCAAGGCCGTGTGCTTCGCGATGCTCTGGGAATAGCGCATGGCAAAAGATCGCAAAGCCGGCCGGCGGGCGCGTAATGTTGCCCGCAACGCCCGCACCAAATCACTGAAGCGGCAGCTCAACACTGTCGAACTGATGGCCAGCATGATGGCGATTGCCCCCAACTTCCGGCGCGACATGAAGGCGGCCGTTGGTAGAATGTTTCGTGGCAAAAGCCGGCAGAAACCGCATCAGGGCGCTCAGGAAATGGCGCGACGGTTTGCCAAGGGCCAGACCGACAACGCCATTGAGCACGCCGACCGCTGGGCTTACTGGAAAACCGGTCGCGTGGTCCACGTTGATCGCGACCATGGTATTGTCGCGGCCTGCATTCCGAGCCCTGACGAACAATTCAAGGGCTTGACGCCCGAGCAGATTGAGGTACAGATGGTCGGCTAATCGACCTGAAACAAAACCAGCACAAGGAGTGTGCCTGATGAAATTCGTATATAGCTTGATGCTGTCGTTGTTGCTGACGGCCTGTGCGTTTGCAGGGAAGCCACCGAACCACGTGCCGCTGTTTGACACCACGGTTCTGACCGAAATCCCGCCGGATTTCTACGACCGCGGCATGACCAAGGCCCCGGTTATCTACGAGCGCGAGTTCTGGCCGCCCGGCGGCACCCCTAATTTCACTTGGGCCGATGCGGCCTACATCAGCGAATTGGCAAAATCGTTTGAGGGCGTTCCGGTTGTCTGGTTTGATATCGAGGGCAACAGCGGGCATCCCGAGCTTAAATTCTGGAACTTCCGCAGCAAAGACCCGGCAATCCGGGCAGGCGCCATCCAGCGCTATCAGTGGGTGATTCAGGCGTGGGCATGGTCAAACCCAGATACCAAGCTGGTCCTGTACGGCTTTCCCACCTTTCCGGTCTGGGACCTGATCAGCGGCGAAGGCACCGCCTCGCACTACGAGCGCGCCGAAGATCTCAAAAAGATTACTCAGCACCCATCGATTATCGGACTGTGGCCTGGCACATACTGGAAAAACCACGATCGCCCCGATCACCAAAAGCGCGCCTATGACGTGGTTGTTGATATCTGCAAGAACGTCTACGAGCTGCCCTGCTATTTTTCCATTTCGCCCGGTTCAGGATGGTCGTGGAGTTCGCAAACCACCGTCCGGTATCAGCTCAATGCAATGACGAAAGCCGGTGCTGCTGGCATCGCGATATGGATCCCGGCGGCCATGATGAACGACGACTACAACAACAAACTCAAGGCATGGCGCAACATGGGCGGTTCAGAGGGCCGATACACCGAGAACTCGACCTTCTGGCTGGAATCCATCGACAGGTATTTGCCGTCAGCCGAGTAAGTAATGGCCCAAAGCATAGGGAATATGACGGCGGCAGAGCGGCTGGCGCTGATAAGCGCCGACACTCAGAGCTGCATCCCGACTTCCCTTGATCTGGAAAAAGCGCTTGAGGGCACGATGGTCGGGCCGCCGTGGGCTGACAAATACCCGAAGGACCCTGAGCAGTGGGAAAACCAGCTCTGGCGCCTGCACAACCTGTACTACATCGTCGATAAAGTCGGCAATAAGGTTCTGTTCCAGCCCAACTGGGCGCAGGTCCAGCTGATCGAGAATCTGTGGTTTTTGAATGTAATACTTAAAGCCAGGCAATATGGCTTCACCACTTTTATCGGCTTGCTGCTGCTGGATAACACGGTCTGGCAGGAAGATCAGCGCTGCGGCATCATTGCCCACAACAAGGAAGATGCGAAGGTCATTTTCCGCGATAAGGTCAAATACCCGTTCGACAACCTGCCTGACCCCATCAAGTCGCGCCTGGCGCCGAAGCTGGATTCTGCCAACGAGCTGCTGTTCTCGAATAACTCAAGTATCCGGGTCGGCACCAGCATGCGTTCCGGCACCTTCCAGATGTTGCATATCTCTGAGTACGGCAAGCTGTGTGCCAAAACCCCCGAGAAAGCCCGTGAGGTAAAGACAGGGGCCCTGAATACCGTCCAGAAAGGCCAGATTGTCTTTATCGAATCCACGGCCGAGGGCCGCGCCGGCCACTTCTACGAACTGTGCGAACGCGCACAAAACATGGCCAAGCTGCACAAAAAGCTGTCGGCGCTGGATTATCGGTTTCACTTTTTCCCATGGTGGTGCTCGCCTGATTACGAGCTGCAGCCTGATGAAATCAGCGACGACATGGTGCTGCCGACCGAAATGCTCGAGTATTTCGTCGATATCGAGGCCACTATCCTGAAGCGGCTGAGCATGGGCCAGAAGCTCTGGTACTGGAAAAAGTGGGTGGATCAGGGCGAGGACATGAAGCGCGAGTTTCCGTCGACGCCCGAGGAAGCCTTCGCGGCCGCAGTAGAGGGCGCATACTTCAAGCACCAGATGGCCAAGGTCAGGGTCGAGAAGCGGATTTGCCGCGTGCCTTATGTCGACGCTTTCCCCGTCGATACATTCTGGGACTTTGGGTTCAGCGACCAAAATTGCATCTGGTTCATGCAGCACGTCGGCCTTGAGTACCGGTTCATTGACTATCACAGCGCATCAGGCGAAGAACTCGCGTTTTACATCAAGATGCTGCAGCAAAGGCCCTACATATATGGCACCCACTATCTGCCATGGGATGCCGGCCACACCGACCTGAAACGTCGCGAGTCACTTGAGGATCGGTTCAGGGACCTGCACGTGCGCAACACCTACGCCGTCGATCGCATCGAGGACGAAGCTCAGGGCTACAACGCGACCCGTGCGATCCTGTCGCAGTGCTGGTTCGACGAGGAAAAGTGCAACGAAGGCATTATCGGCCTTGACCACTACCGTAAGGAATGGAACGAAAAAATGGGCTGCTTTTCGGAGCACCCGCTGCATGACTGGGCCTCGCACCCAGCCAAAGCGTTCGAGACCTTCGCAGTCGGCTATCGCAAGCGCCCCACAGGCGGCAAGAAAAAGGGCTCGCGCCGCAGACGGGTGTCTGGAATGGCAGCATAGCGATGCTCCACGTCGGCCTTCAGTATGCGATCGCGTGCATAGCCGCAGCCACGGCGCTCAGTATCACCGGCGCATTGTTGCGGCCCACCGATTTTATGCGCTTGACGCTTTGCATTATTGCAATCGTTCTGGTTTTTCAGGCTGTATGGGGATTCAGGTTATCAATCACACCAGAACCGAAAACGGAATTTTCGAGCTATGAGTGTTACCTCGACAACTGAACTTCCCCCTGCATTGGCTTTGATAGCAATGATTTAGCCGGCTGTTGCTAAAAACCTCAGCCGGTATTTTTATTCGCACGGAGCGCGATCATGGCCCAAATCAAATCTATTATTGACTTCTTTGCAACGCCGCAGACCGGAGCCGCCACTTCCGATTGGCATAGCGTGCCTGGCGCCGGGTTCGGGCCTTCAAGCGTGATGATTGAGGCCAACGCAGATGTCTGGGGCACCGTAGAAGCCGCATTCGAGATCAGACCACGCGGAACCACACCGGCCGATCCGACCGAGGTTCTGTCCTATACGTCTTTTGTGAATGGCGCTGACTGGCTGGACCTGACCAGAGGCTATCAGATTCGCTGTGTGCTTACCGGCGCTGGCGGCACCAACGTAATCCCAAGAATGAGCTACTAGCGTGAGCGCGACTCGGCCTGTCACCCGACAAGTCGCCCGCTCGTCTGCACGTGGCGGGCTGCGCGCCTATGGCGGGGCGGCGCCGATTACAGCGTCGGTGACGATCGCAGCTGCTGGTGATGATGGGCACGAAACGGCGGGCACCACTTGGGTTACCGCAGGCGCGTTCGGCGGCGTCGGCATAATGGGCTACAACTTCTTCGTTAATGCAACCAGCTGTAGAGCGGCTTTTTCGTTTGACCTTGCTGGCGCAATCCCTCAAGGCAGCGTGCTGGCATCAGCAACGCTGACAGTCACCGTAATCACCGCCCCTGGTGCAGGAACTTTAACTTTCAATGTGTTCGGGCAGGATGCCGATGCAGCCGCTCAGCCCGCCGCTGGCAACCGGCCATCGTCATGGGCCAAAACAACCGCAACTATCAACCGAACCGACGCACCATCCGGCGCAACGCCCATTGATGTGACCGCGATTGTGCAGGAGATCATCGACCGGCCTTTGTGGGACGGAAACAGGATCAACCTTTTTAGCGAGTCCAACATTTTTACCGGCCAGAACAATTGGGCTGTGGCCCTTTTCGAGAACGCCGGCGCGAACCCAAACCTAACTGTTGTAACGGTATAGCCATGCCGGTTTACTATTTTGGTGACGACGGCAACCCATATCCAACGGCTGATGGTTCAGAGGGCGATCCGTGGGATAACCTCGATACGGCAATCTTCAACGCTCCAACCGGCATCGCTCGCCCGGTCGTGAGGCGGGCTGCATGAGCATTGTAATCAAAACCAAAGCGCACGAAAAACTAAAGGTAGGGCGATTATGTCTGGACATAGACGATTTTCACAAATTGGTGAAAGTTTACCCCGGCGACCCGCGGCAGCCACCGCCGAACCGAGCCGAAATGGTTGCGATTCAGAGGTATCTGGAGGTAAAGCGACCCGACATAGTGAGCCCAGGCGAGGTTATGACGGGCTGGGCATTGGAATCGGCGGTAGCGATTTAATGGTGGTATATTCCGAATTACACCACGGGCCGGCCTTCTGATGGCGTGCTCGGGCTGTGAACGGCGTAGGGCGGCTATACGAAAGGCCGCGCTCGCCGCTAAGCATGGATTTGTTGCACTGGTAAAGGGCAACAGCAATAGCATGGATTCGCAGATCATTGACCGCAAGCAGGCGGCAGCGAATCAGCGCAAAGGGACACAGCGCGTATGAGCGAAGATACTACCTTCAAGGTATTCGACAAGGGTGATTTTCAGATCCGGCTCGCTTACGTGAATCCGCAGCCGCTGATCGTTGGCTCTACAACTGAGCCCGCCATGCTGGTTGTTGGCAAGCGCAAGACCAGCAAGTCGGCGTGGGTAATCATGCTCGAAGCGGCTTGGAAGTATGTCGACGACCATGACAGCCACTCCAACTACATGCACATGGCCAGCGCCAAGATCGCAGAGGATTTCCTGCACCTTGGCTCGGATATCAAAACCCGGTTCAAAATAGCTGAGGCCATACTTGAACACATTCCAGACCTGTTGGCGATGCCGCCATACGCAAAGCCGCTTGAAGTACAGGGCAGCGTGGTTGGCAAGATCGGCGATCAGGTTATTGAAACGGAGGTAATGGGCTAATGGCTGTCAGCATCGAGAATATGCGCAAGCAAAAGCAGGCGGTCTCGCACCTGAATTACACGCTGGACGACCCGCTGGACGATGAACTCGACGAGAACATTCATCCCATGGATACGCCCGCGGCCGAGGCAAAGCTCTCGAAGCTGCAGGATTGGTGGTCGGAAGCTAAGACCCAACACTCCGAGAATCGCTACCAGATGGCGATTGACTGCGACTTCTACGACGGCCTGCAGTGGAAGGACGAGGACGTTGAGGTCCTGAATGAGCGCGGCCAGGTTCCGTTGGTATTCAACAAAACCGCCCAGCACATTAACTGGCTGCTGGGCACTGAGCGCCGCACCCGGGTTGACTTCAAGGTCCACGGTCGCAGCGACAACGATATCCAGACCGCTGAGTCAAAAACCCAGCTGATAAAATACGTCAACGACGTGAACAAAGGTCAGTATGCCCGCAGTAAGGCCTTCTCTGACGCCATGCGTGCCGGGGTCGGCTGGCTGGAAGATGGCATCAGGTCTGACCCGCACGACGAGCTGCTATTCACCCGATGGGAACACTGGCGCTCGATGTGGTGGGATGCAATGTCGAAGCAAGACGACATTCAGGACGCCCGTTACCTATTCCGGGTCAAGCACGTCGATCAAGACTATGCGCTGGCGATGTTCCCAGATCGCAAGAGCGCGATCATGCAGGCCACGCAGAACTATGACCTGTTCAATTTCGAGGACGAGGAAGAATTCACGTTTAATTCGTTGTATCAGGACCAGTCGGTGCACACGCATTTCGGTGCGCATGGCCGATCGTTTCTTGATTCGGCGTTCCATGTCGGGTTGCGCCGGCAGCGAGTTAAGCTGATTGAATGCTGGTACAGGGAGCCGGTGACCCGGCAACAAGTACGGGCACGCAAGCATGCGTTGATGGGCCCAGCTTTGCTGGATCGCCTTGAGGCTGTTGATGGTCAGGCCCACACTGGAACGGACCCCGCTGTGGAAACCCTGATCGCAAACGGCTATGCGTCTGTTTACGATGCTCTGCACATGGAAGTGCGCTGCGCTATTTTCGTTGAGGGCTTTCTACTGCAGGACAAGAAAAGCCCATACAATCACAACCGCTTTCCGTTCACACCGATCTGGGCCTACAAACGCGATCGCGACGGCATGCCTTATGGTGTGATTCGCAATATGCGCGACCCGCAGGAAGATCTGAACAAACGCCGCAGCAAGGCGCTATTCCTACTGTCGACCAACCAGCTCATTGCTGACGAAGATGCGTTTGAGGACTGGGACGAAGCGATCGACGAAGCGGCCCGCCCGGATGGCGTGCTCAAGAAAAAGCGTGGTGCTGAGGTCGAAATCAACCGACAGCTGGACCTCGCAGAAGAACACGTGATGCTGATGGAGCAGGACATTAAGTTCCTCGAATCATCGTCTGGCGTCACTGAGGAAAATCTGGGCGAGGTCACGAACACCAACTCAGGCCGGGCTATCAACCTGCGGCAGACTCAGGGCAGCGTGGTTACGGCCGTGCTGTTCGACAACCTGCGGCAAGCTATTCAGGCTGAAGGCGAGATACAGCTGTCTCTGATCGAGCAGTTTTATGCCGAGCCAAAGAAATTCCGAATTACCGGCGGCAACGGCAAAACCGAGTTCGCGGCGGTAAATGGACTGGGCACGGCCGACGACGGCGCGATGTTCATCGATAACGATATTCAGGCCAGCCAGGCTGACTTTGTGGTCGATGTTGAGGACTTCAGCGAGTCCATCCGGCTCAGCATGTTCGACCAGCTCATGGAAATGACGACGCGCCTTGACCCGACCGTGACCATGCAGATTCTGGACCTGATCATCGATCTGTCAGACGTTCCGGGCAAGGATGAAATCGTAAAACGAATTCGGTCCATGAATGGCCAGATAGATCCGAATGACCCAGAGCGCGAGTCCAAGGAGCAGGCCCAGCAGAACACCAAGGACGAGCAGGCCAGGCTCGCCAAGCGCGACAAGGAAGCCGAGATTCGCAAGAAAGAAAGCACCGCCACTCAGGCCGAGGCAGCGGGGCAGCTCAAGCGCACTGATGCGCTATCGCAGGCCATGGAGATCGCGGCCATGATGTCAGAAAACCCGCAGCTCGCAAGGGCTGTCGATTTATTGATGGATGGAATTGGCTCGGGTGATACGCCTGATCTGGGCCCAATTCAACCAATAGTGCCGGCGGGGCAAACCACCGTGGATAACCCGCTGACTGAACCAGAAACTCAAGAGGGGAATACCAATGGCTAAAGAAAAAGTGATCATAGACGAACCCGCTGACGACAAAAAAGTCGACGCCGGAAGCAATCTGCTGGATCGTACCGAAGGCGACATGGACCCGCTGGCCCATGCAGCCGCGCTCGCGGGCCTGTCGCCCGAAGAACAAGCAGCCCTGCAGGACGACGAGGACAACGCTGGGAGCGGTGATGCCGATGATACAGGTGGTGACGCGGGTGATCCTGCTCCCCTTCTGGCAGATCCTGCGGAACCGGCGGACCCTGCTGCTGACGCCGCCGCTCCCGGCACCACTACGCCTGATAAGGGCCTGTCGCCCGATACAACGGTGTTCGCATCCGATGTTGATATAGAAGCGCTCGGCGCCAAGATTGTCGAGGTCGATGCGCAAATCGTTGAGCTGGACAAGAAATACGACGATGGCGAGATTGAGTTTGCGGAATATCGCGCACAGGACCGGGCGCTTAATGATCAGCGCACCGGCTTGCTGGGCGACAGACGCGAGGCAGAGCTTGCTACTAAGGTAAATGAGCAATCCGCTACACGGTCATGGAAGCAAAATGTTGGCGATTGGCTTGCAAGTAACGATCAGTTCGCAAAACCGACGATGCAGGCTGCGTTAAACACAGCCTTACAAACCCTGTACGCCGACGAGGCAAACGCCAATGCGAGCCCTCAATGGCTGCTAGATACAGCAGCAGCGCAGGTCAGGTTGGATATGGGCATCACTGCGCCAGCTGACGAAGTTGATCCGAATGCGGCTGCAATAGCGGCTGCGAAAAAGCGAACCGCCAAGGCTGCTGATGCGCGAGACGCCCTGCCAAAAACTTTGGCAGATGCTCCCGCGGCTGGTGACGACGTGCCGACCGACAACGAATTTGCGGCGCTGGACAAGCTCAACGGTATGCAGCTTGAGGCTGCCGTCGCGAGATTGACCCCTGAGCAGCAGGAACGATTTGCGAACGGGTAAATAGTTGGCATTGCTACGAAATATAGGAGTCGGGGACAAGATCGTTTTACGACTATGCGATCTCCCTGAGTCCGTGATTGCAAAAGGTGAGCTGACTCTGACGATGCTGAAATTTAATTCGCCGATCAACGGCAGATTCTCGATTGAAGCAAATTCAGAAGTAGCACTTGAAGTTCTACCCGCAGATGGTACATAGTCGGCGGGAACAAATGCGGCGTTACGCAAGAGTGTGCGCTTTCGGAAATGGATTTTCTGGAGGTACAAACTCATGGCCCGTACTATCATTGGCCTTAACGATCCGAAGGCTGTAAAGCGATATTCAGCGTTCCTCGCTGTCGACACCGCTCGGATCTCATACTTCAACCGCAAATTCATGGGCGTTGGCCCTGACAGCGGCATGCCCATCCAAATGTTGCCCGAGCTGGAAAATGATGCCGGCGAGCAGATCACCTTTGATCTGAACATGCAGCTACGCCAGGCACCGATCGAAGGTGACGACGTTCAGGAAGGCACTGAGGAAGCCCTGCAGTTCTACACCGATCAGGTCTATATCGACCAGATGCGCGGTGGTGTAAACACAGGTGGACGCATGACCCGCAAACGTACGGTTCACGATCTGCGTAAAATCGCCCGTAAGCGCCAAGCTGAATGGTGGGGCCGGGTGTTCGACGAATTGTTTTTCATGTACCTCTCAGGCGGTCGCGGCGAGAATACGGAATTCATTTTCCCGTCTAGCTACACCGGGTTCGCTAACAACGCCTTCCAGGCCCCTGACGCCGAGCATATTTTGTACGGTGGCACAGCAACCTCTAAGGCTTCTGTAGCAGCTGCCGACATCATGGACCTTGTGTTGGTCGACAAGCTGAAAACCCGCGCCGTGATGATGGGCGGTGGCTCTCAGGGCACCCCGCAGATCCAGCCAATTATGATCAACGGCGAGGAACATTACGTTCTGCTTATGTCGCCATGGCAGGAGTTCGACATGCGCACATCGGCAACAGCCGGTCAGTGGCTGGATATTCAGAAAGCAGCTGCCGGGGCCGAAGGTCGGAACAACCCGATCTTCAAGGGCGGCCTTGGCATGTATAACGATGTGGTTCTGCACAGTCACAAGAATGTGCTGCGCTACACCGATTACGGTGCTGGTGGCAACATTGCGGCAGCGCGAGCCTTGTTCATGGGCACTCAGGCAGCAGTTTGTGCATTCGGTTCGCCGGGCACAGGTCTGCGGTTTGACTGGCATGAGGAAAGCCGCGACAACGGTAACCAGATGATCGTCTCCACAAGTTCGATCTTCGGGTGCAAAAAGACACAGTTTACAATCGACGGTACTGCCAAAGATTTCGGCATTATCTCGGCTGATACTGCCGCCGCTGACCCAACTGTCTAAGCTGACAGTTGGTGACGTACGCCTTTAACGAAATTTTGAAAGAGAGGTAATTTAGGATGGCAACTTTACGGCATCCCTTGTTCGGCGGTAACTCTGGCTATTCACTCAACGAGTGTGCAGCCGGCGGTCTCCGTTGCGTTCAATCAATGATATCGCTTGCAGCCAACCCAACGGCTACTGACGTATATCGCATCTGTAAACTTCCGGCAGGGCATCGGGTCGTCGATGTGGCCCTTATCAGCGATGATATGGACGCCAACGGCAGCCCGACGTTTACTGTTGACGTTGGCATCGAAGATGAAATCGGTGCAACGACTGACGACGATATATTTTTCGTTCTCAGCACGTTGCCCGGTGTCGCCGGTGGCATCTCAAAGTGCGCCCTGAAAGCAATGACCGACCTCGCGGCAGTAGATAATGACCGCTGGGTGACAATCACCATCGGTGTGGCAGCAGCCACGTTTGCCGCCGGTGAAATCGGTGTATGCTTGACCACACGACCAGACCAAACGCTGGAAGCAGCTGTAGCTGCCGAAGCGGTCTAAGTCGGGTAACCAAACTGACTGCCCCGGGGCCGTGTTTCCCGGGGCAGTCATTATCCGTATGAGAGGGGATTTGAAATGCTTATTGAATGTCGAGGCCGCCGCAAGCCGAACCATATAAACCCAGATGGTGGAACAAAGCTCGACCTGTTCGGCCGCAAATACCACTTCAAGCCGCAGCCAGATCGCTGCAAAGCTGGGCAGGATCCAGACGCTCATATCTGTGACGTTATTGATGATCGCGCCATTCAGCTGCTGTTGGCTATTCCAGAGTCGTACAACAAGTTCGGGTTGCCGCCGCAGATCCCGGCGAAGGTAGCGGCGAAGGTAGCGCCCGGCCAACCATCTATAACTACCCAACTGATTGACGACGACGACGAGCTGGGCGAACCAGACTCGCCAGAAGTCGACGTGCTGGCGGCTGCCAGGGCAGCTCAGGACGAATGGATAGCGGAAATGCTGGCAAAGCCCACCAAGGCCATTGGCGCCATGGATTTGTCAGAGCTTGACGACGACACGCTTGAGAAAGTGCTGGAAGCCGAACAGGCTGCTGCCAAACGGGTCACCGTCACCAAACTAGTGGCTGGCGAACAGGCCAAGCGTAAAGCCGATAATGCCACCAATCCTGATGCCGAAGGGGGCGAGGGCGACGGCGAATAAGGAGTTCGTATGTCACTGCTCGGAGAACTAACCCCGCCGTACACACTGGAACAGCTGGTAACCGTCTTTCGTGACATAGCCGACGACTCTCCCGGTGACATAGTTGACCAGTCAACCGACTGGACCAACGACGACGCTGGCCTGCTGTGGAAAAACTCGGATATCGTCAGGTATGCCAATGAGGCTCAGAAAGAGCTGTTCAGGCGCATCAGATTCTACGATAACCAGACCGCGGCAATCACCCAGATCGCGATCACCAAGGACGTGCAGACGTACGCCTACGATCCCCGCATTCTTGGCATTACCAGAGCAAAGTTTGTTGACTCTAATGGCGATCAGTACACGATCACCAAGGCCATGCAGGAGTATCTGGACGAAAATCAGCCGAATTGGCAGATATCTGAGCCCCTGACGGCATCGGTGGTGACGCTGGTCTCCGATAATGTTGGTGACACCACGCAGAGCGCGACCATTACCGGGCTGAACGTGCTGGGCAACATCGCAACCGAAGCCGTTTCCCTGAACGGCACAACGCCTGTTTTGAGCGTCGCAAACTTCCTGCGGGTCCTGAACGTCACGCTCGACGTGGCTGCAGCTGGCATCATCACGGTGACAGAGCCTGGTGCTGGGTTTCCCGACAACATTGCGGCTGGCGTAACCGATCAGGACGCCGCGGTACGTCACGCCACTGGCAAGGTCCAGTATTACGTTGAGGACGAACATGAGCGCAGCTTGCGGCTTTGGCGCACGCCTGAGCTTGATGGCACGCTATATCTGAATGTGTGGCGCCTGCCGCTGCTGGATTTGCAGTGGGCCACCCGTAGCCTGCTGATCGAAACCCCGACCGAGCATCAGGACAAGCTGTTAGATTACATGCTGCACCGGGCTTATCTGAAGCGAGACGCTGAGACCGACAACCCTCAGCTGTCAGGCGACCATCTTGCACTCTTTGAGGCCAACGTCGGCACCCGCGTCAGCGCGCACCTTGAGAACGTGCGGCGCAAGGAGTCTCGGGCATATCGACGGGTCAGAGCGCACTACTTTTAATCGAGAGTGACACCGCCGCCAAGTTGCGGTACATTCGTGATCTGGTTTTCGCAAGAGTGAAGCCGCCTTCTCAGTGAGGTAGCTTGCTTTTGAATCAGAAAACCAAATTCCCGACTACCCAGCAAGGTCCACTACCAATGTGGGCCTGATGCCTTCCATTGCCGATTCCCGTCGCAGCGCGAGCGTTCGCGAGGTATCCCTATGAGCACCCCGTCTTATACCAAGCAGCCCACAGAAACCCGCACGTATGACGTGACATTCCTGTCGTTGCTGGTGACCGGAGAGACCGTTTCGTCGGTAGATTCCGTGACTCAGCGCGTGATGGATCCGGTTACGGGGGCGCGTACCGCCACCACTGACTTGACGATCGTTGGCAATACCTTGGTGACGCCAGTTGTATCTGTGCAGCTGAGCGGCGGCGTCGAGGGCGTTTTGTATGACGTGACGGTAGAGGTAACTGCCAGCAATGGCGACATTATTGAGCAGCAGTTCAGGCTCTACGTGACTGACCTATGAACCGGGATATGCCAAAACTGGGACCGTGGAAGCAGGGTATGAACACCCTGTTGCACAAGAATGAGCTGCCTGACGACACGCTCAGGGCTTCGGCTAACTTTGATATCACAGACAAGGGCATGCTCAAGCGCCGCCGCGGCCATACCCGGGTTCTGGCCGCGACTGTCGTGCCAGGCACGTTTTGGAGCGGCAAAAACCGCACGTTGTACGTTGCATCTGGCTCGCTTTGGGAGCTGGTGCAAACGCCCGGCGGCACATATGCAGGGCAGCTGGTGCGCACCGGTGTTGGCAACAAGCCGATGGCCTATACCGAAGTGGCTGGCAACATCTACTGGTCGAATGGCGTCGTCAGCGGCCGTATGGATGCTCAGGGCGGCGATTGGCCGTGGGGAGTCCAAGGACCAGTCGTTAATCCCAAGCTCGTCGTAGGCGCATCTGGCAGCCTTGAGCCCGGCACTTATCAGGTGGCTGTGACCTTCATCGCTGCCAATGGTGAAGAATCTGGCACGCCGCTGGCCACCGAGGCGGTGGTGGCTGATCAGGGCGGCATCATTCTGCTCGACGATATCCCGCAGCCAACGGATCCAGATGCCACGATCCGGGTGTACTGCTCCTACGTGAATGGCGAAGGCCTGTACTGGGTTCAGGACATACCGCAGGGCACGCCCAGCTTTGCCATTACCCAAACGTCTAACCTGGCAACGGTGTTGCTGCAGACGCAGTTTGGCATGGCGCCGCCGGCTGGCAACGTCATTGAAGAACACAACGGCCGCATTTATATCGGCCGCGGCAAGGTGTTGTGGATGACTTCGCCGCTGCGATACGGGCTGCTGAAGCCCATGAAAGATTTTATTCAGTTCCCGGCAGATATCACGGTGGTTAAGGCCGTGAGCGACGGGCTGTTCGTATGCGCCGATCAGACGTATTGGTTCAGCGGCATCGACACAGATAACTTCAGGCAGCGCGTGGTGCTGCCTTACGGCGGCGTGTTCGGGACTGGTATTGATATCCCAAATCTTGATGCCGTGGCGTGGTTCGGAGACACCGGGATGGTGATAGGTGGCCTGAATGGAGAGGTATTCAACACGCTTGAGAATCGGGTTGCTGTCAGCAAATACGGCAGTGGGTCGATGTTCTGGCGCGAAGATAGGGGCATCCGGGCCATCGTTGCAAACCTGAGCGAGTCCAGCATTTCCCCGTATATGGTTCCTGACTACGTGGCGCTTGAAACCGCCCGTGGTGGTGATTTCAACTGATCTAACGTGAGGATAGAGCAATGGCTAATCTAGCTGATTTTCTGGTACGACTGTCTGGTGGTCTTTCTAACACCGATAAGGACCTGGCGCTTGGCGGCGCAATGTCAACGGTTTCTGGTGGCCGCGTGCTGTCGCAGACCGCCACTGACCCGGCTATCACCGGCGTAACCGTCAACGATGCCATGGGCAATTCCGAGGGCGTTGGCACGCTGACGTTTTCTGCGTCAGCCTCAACGCTCCGCTGGTCGCCACCTGGCGGCACAACCGGCGATGCTGTCGATGTGTCTGTTACTGGTGTTTACGCCATTCAGGGCGGCAGCAACGGCGGCGTTATTCTGGTGACGATTAGCTCCGGTCTGCTGCCTGGCTCAGACGCCAGCAAGTCTGTGACGATCGCAAACATTCTCAATAATGTGTTCGACGACGTGACCAAAACCGAGTCCCGGGACGGTGTGTTCGATTACCGCGGCTTGTATTTTGAGAACGCTCACGCCTCGGATAGCATGGTTGATATCAAGTTCTGGGTGGCAGTCAACACGCCGGGGGCTGACGTAATTCAGGTCGCTGATGGTGTGCAGGCAATAAATGTTGCGCTGGCCACGATTGCGGATCAGAACACGGCGCCTGCGACCGTAGATTTTGATGCGGCCAACCCGGTCGATTATGCCAGCGGCATTGCGATTACTGATCTGGACTTCGGCGATTACGAGGGGTTTTGGGTCAAGCGAACGGTGGCGGCCGGCACAGACAGCCCGCAGCTGGAAAATACATTTAGGCTCGGCTTCAGAATCTACGTCTGAGGAAAGCCAATGGCCTTGGTTTTCCTAGAGGGGTTTAGCCTGTACTCCGACCCTGACCAGTTTGATTTAAATGTCATGGAGAGTGCGGGCGACACATCTGCGTGCATATTGCTGCCTACAGACGGCCCTCACGGCCGTGGCGCCATGCAGATTGGTGGTGTGGCGAGCCCTTCTTATAGCCTGACCTGTGTTCTTGACGCTGTTTTTTCAGGCGGCAAGACCATCGGCATGTGGTTTCGTTGGGACGATTTCGATTCCGGGTCTCCGTTCACTTACGACACCATCATGCAGGTCATGTATGCGACCAACAATAACAATGGCGTAATGCTGCTCCACAGCGATGGCTCGCTACGGTTTTTGAAAAACACGACCAACACCGAATGGTGGGACTCCGCTGACGATGGCCATTTCCTCACGAAAGGCGAGGCCGTTTGGCTAGAGATCAGATTCATTTGCGGCACCAACAATGACGGAAGTTTGCAGGTCTGGGTGAATGGCGAGCAGTGGGCGTATATAACCGGCATTGATTACGTCAACGGCTTTATCAACGAGGTGAAGTTTCATACCGGCGGCGCAATCGCTGGTAACGGGGCCCAGTACACGATCAGCAACCTTTATGTTGACGACACCAACGACCCAAATAAGTTATTCCATGGCAGATGGGATTTTCAGATGCTAAACCCTACCGGCGATGGGGCTGTGACTGACTTCACCATCCCTTTTGGTGGGGCAGCGTGGGATTATCTCGACGAGTTTCCGTCTGATCTCGACTTTGGGTATTTGTTTTCGTCGACCGCCACCCATGAGCAGCGGGTTGTGACAGCAGATACCCTCGATGGTGCCAACGCCGTGGTGCATGGCGTTCTGGTGAAAGGTTACTTCAAGGGCGACACCACGACCGTGGCCATGGCCACCATTGAGAGCAATGGCACCAAGGATACTGCCGGCAGCCTCAGCACAGCCGCCAGGGCGTCTTACCGGGTCTGCCGCGGTCAGTGGATTATAGACCCAGACACGTCTTTGCAGTGGGGAGCTGCCGCTATTGAGGCGGCTGAGTTCGGGTTTGAGATCGTGAGCCTGTAATGACAGTTCGCATAACCACACTTTTGCTTGAGGTAATGACCACGCCGGGCGTCCCGGTCACGGGCGCTCTTGATAGCGGCTATACACACGATTACACCAGCCTGCATGGCGCGCTCGATGGCGCGTACGTGCTGCCCGACATAATCGAATACAACGGCTTCCTAGACACCCAGTACGCGCTTAATGCCGCCCTGCCTGTCGAGGGTTACCTGACAGCCACTTACGACCTGAACACTTTTGCGATCAAAACAGGCCATTTTAATGCGGCCTACGACCTGAACGCTTTTGCTGAGCTTGTTGGCTTCACCGAAATGACGTTTGCGCTCGACGCCTACGCGCCGCATAGCGGCCGCATGGACGCTGCCTACGAGTTAATGACCTTCGACGTGCTGAATGGCGCTTTCGATGGTGGCTACGTGTTAGATATCTATATTGCGTTGCAATCATCGCTAAACGCACGCTATGCGATCGCGGGTCTGCTGTCGCTGACAGGGCATCTGAATAGCGGCTTCGATTTGCAGGCCTATCAGCCGTCTGACTCTGCTATCGACGCTGCTTACGACCTGTTGGCATGGCAGCAGGGCAATAGCGTGTTGGGCATGGCCTACGACATAAGTGTATTCGAGGTCCTGCAGTCGGTACTGGGCTCGGCTTACGCTCTATCAATCTTCGAGCAACTGCCCGGCTGGCTTGATTCTGCCTATCAGCTGCAAACACTTGCCGAGGCCACAGGCTATACAGACTCCGATAATGCGTTGTTGGTATTTCAGCAGTACAACGGATTCACTGACACTGCGTTCGCGATTGAGATATTCAACGCTGTAGCTGGCTTCCTCGATGGGTCGTTCGATCTCGAAGCCTATACGGCAAAAATCAGCAGCCTTGATTCGGCCTTCGATCTGCAGGTCTATGCGGCGCTGAACGGATATGGCGATTCGGCCTTTGCGATCGAGGCGTTGGTGGCGCGCATGGGATTCATGGACAGCGCCTACTATCTGGACGCCTTCGAGGCCGTCTATACATGGGTTCAGAACCAGAACACCGGCGCCCCATACCGCTATGAGGGCTACAACTTCCACTCGTTTGCTAAGTTTGGGCAGCAATATCTGGCAGCGTCAGCTGACGGGCTTTACCTGCTGGAAGGCGACGACGATTTCGGCACCGACATAGCCGCCTCAGCTGCAACCGGCAATACTGATTTCGGCGACCCCAAGAACAAGCGCGTGCTGGGTGCTTATATGGGGCTGGCGTCCAGCGGTCAGTCACATCTGACGCTGATCACCGATGGCAACAAGACAACCGGGCCGTTCCAGCTGCGCGTCCCAGCCACAGCCTCACAGGTTGAGCGCACCAAGCTGCAGCGCGGTATCAAATCTGGCCGATGGCAATTCATTTTAGAGAACTTCGAGGGCTCTGACATTGAGCTTACCGAAATGGAATTGGAGGTCATGCTACTCACTGGCAGGTTAAAGCGGTGAGCCAACCTGATCGTCAGTTTATCGCGACGGCATATCACTTTGACAGCGATTCGCTGCTGGTTTACAAGGAAGCCGTGCGGCGCCAGCTGGACAGGATATTGGTCAACTTAGATGGCTCCACGAACTTAGGCCAGCACATTGAGATATGGCGCCCAGACACGGAAGTCGAGGCACAATTTCACATCTTTATCGGCGTAACGGACCCGTTTATAAACATCAGGGTGCGCTACCAGCCGGGCGAAGGCCCTGGCGACCGCTCGCAAAAACAAGACGAACGGTATGAGCCTTATCTGTGGGTAGGCATTAGGACTTCTGGGCACCAAAACACTGCCGATCAAACCGTCACAGGCCCGCTGGGCGGGTCCACAGCCAACCCAAACATTCCTAGCCTGCACGTGATTGAGCCACCCAACGAGGATTTCAGGGATGAAGATCCGTTTCAGTCGTGCATGAGCACCAATCAGGAGCCGGTGGGCTTCAACTGGATATCCCTCGAGTTCCCTGATTATTATTACGACTGGACCGAGAAGGTATTTGATAACCCCGAGACATTGCCCGAAACCGACCTGCTATTTACGCTGGACCAGCAGGAGGCTTTTGGGGTGTCGGCTCGCGGGCTGATAGCGCCAGCATGGGCCTTTGTAAACTCGCCAAACTTTATGCCGCCGCAGGCTGTTCGAGACGACGAGGGCTTGTGGTGCTATTCCATTTATCTTGACCCAAGCGAGCCGATCAATTTCGACGACTTTGACGAATGGGAGCAGGCGCCATGGAGCTGCGGCGACACGGTGCTGGTCCAAACCTTCAACGATTACACGTTGCGGCCAGAGGGTGTTCGGCCCAGCGAGGTCGTGGGCGGCAACTATGAAATATATGCTAACGTCTACAACGGCATCTGCGAGGACGACACCTGCCTTACCGAAGTCAGGGTTATTCTTGGCAAGAGCGCGTGGCAGGTATTCGAGTCAACTGATGGCGAAGGCGAGGCAAGCCCGCCGTTCAGGTCCAGGGTCTCGATTCTCGACCTCGAACTCACGGCCGTAGGAGACTCCTGCAACAACGTCCGAATCGCCCAGAACCCACGCAACATCTCGCTCGGCGGCGATCGTGATCCCAGCGTCACCGAGTTTGGCTTCTACGGCCCGAATACCGGCGGGCCTGGCTATTTTCAGGGCGCTATTCTAGCCAACGTGGAGACCGGCGACATGAGCGTCGTTACCGGCGCGTCCGATGATCAGCCCCTGTTCCAGCCGCCCTATTTCGACAAGGGCGCCCCAGCAGACCTCTATGAGAGTTATGGCACGTGCTCAGACCTTGACGAGTGCGGGCCAGCTTGTGACCCGTCAGACCCGCTCTCAAACCTTTTTGTGGCAGTCAACACGCAGGGTGTGCCGGGGTGGTATCCGGTTTGCTGGGAAATCAGCGGCGGCATCATCGTCGATAGTCGGGCCGCCGCGCTATGGCAACTCGCCAGGGTGGTCAATGTGAACCCGGGCGAAGGCAACACCATCTGTTATGTCCAGCTAGTCGGCGATGATTTTGGCGGGCTCCAATGCAGCAACCCAAAGCCCTTTGGATATGGAGCAGTTGCTCAGGCAACCGGCGTCCAGACGTTCGTTCCGGGCGGCACAGTGTTGCAAGAAGATGGCGGCTTTAGTGTTGGGCAGCTGGTTTGCGTTGTGGGCTGGTCGAACCGGTGCGTAACTAGCATTGGCAGCGCTTCGTTATTCTATCTGGTGACGCCAGCTGTGCAGACCGGATTCAATTTTAGCAGCCTGTTTTATTCATTACTGCGTTGCCCATTGTCGGCGGCCTATCAGCAATATGTTGCCGGCCTGAAGGCAGACGGACTGGCGCGTATTGACGGCCCGCCGCTTGCCTTTCAGGACAGCGTAGTCAACGGAGTTTTTACATTAA